ATCCTTTTACACGACCTTGTTGAGACAACGGCAGACAGGAATTCGACAGAAGAACAGCGAGAAATGGCAGAGCATAGGGTTATTAATTTGCTTGAAAAACTTTTACTGAAAGACCATCATGAGCGGAAAGCCAGTTTATAGCGATCAAGAGTTTATCGAGCTTTGGAATACGTACGAGTCAGGCAGCGCAATGGCAAAGGCCATTGGCATGGACTTGCGTAATATTCTGAGGCGCAAAAGCAATTTAGAAGCTCGGTATGGGCAGCAGCTTAAATCCAAAAACAATAAAACTGAGACAATTAAATCCAATCCAGCTAGAAAAGAATTAGGGATTGAAAATGGCGTTGTTATTGTTTTTAGTGATGCTCACTTCTGGCCTGGCATCCATACGACAGCGTACAAGGGTCTTCTTTGGGCGATTAAAGAGTTTCAGCCAAAGGCTGTCATTGCCAATGGAGATGTATTTGATGGCGCTTCTATCTCTCGCTATCCTCGCATTGGATGGGATTCAACGCCATCAGTGATCCAAGAGCTGAAAGCCTGCGAGATTGCTTTAGGTGAGATTGAAGATACTGCCAAGAAAGCCCGACACAATGTCAAGCTGGTGTGGACGCTGGGTAACCATGACGCACGCTTTGAAAACCGACTCGCCTGCAATGCGCCTCAATATGAGTTTGTCAAAGGCTTTACCCTAAAGGATCACTTCCCGACATGGGAGCCATGCTGGAGCTGCTGGCCGACTGAGAATGTAACTGTCAAGCACCGCTGGAAAGGCGGTGTACACGCTACACACAACAATACTGTTAACGCTGGGGTCACAATCGTCACAGGCCATCTGCACAGCTTAAAGGTCACGCCATTTGCAGATTACAACGGCAACCGATTTGGCGTTGATACAGGCACGCTGGCAGAGACTGATGGACCTCAATTCATGAACTATCTAGAAGACTCGCCAACCAACTGGCGGTCAGGCTTTGCGGTACTCACGTTCCATGAGGGCAAGCTGCTATGGCCTGAGCTGGTACACAAGTGGGATGAGGGCAAGATCGAATTCAGGGGAAAAGTCTACGATGTCTAGTTGGCTAATTGCATTTGTAGGCTGCATATACCTGTGGATCGGGGTTGATCAGATTCGTAATGGTCAGACTTGGATGGGGTTTACTTTTATTGGATACGCATTTTCCAATGTCGGCCTATTCATGATGGCAAAATAAAAAGGGGGTTATTAGCCCCCTTACCTATCACTCAATGCGTTCCCAGACTGTGCCGTCTTCAGCGTAGTACCAGTCACCGATTTCGTACTCTTCTTCTTCAACTTCAACTTCTGCCACTTCTTCATCGCACTGCATTGCAGCGTATTCAGCAGTTACGTCATACTCAACGCACCAGCCGTGGTCCTGTTGGAACTCAATGAATTTTGCAATGATGTTGGCCTTGTCAATGTCGAATGTCTTGATGGTCACAGACTCTTCTTCACCAAACGAATATTCGTTAATCTCAATTTCCAGCTTGTACATGAAAGACTCCTTTAATGGCACGATTGCCAATTAAAATCCTATCGCCAAATTGTGACAAGTGCAATTATGAATTTTGCTTGCTAGGCTTGGCGAGAGAGTAAACAGTCACTTGCTGCTTAGACTCAAGCCCTATCTTGGCCTGCGCTGCCATGCCCCATGCTCTGCCTTGCGCCAGCATCTTCAATTCCTTATCGCGTGTCCAGATTGATGGTGTGCCGTCATTCCAGTCGAATACGTTTTTCTTCTCATTCATTTGTTATTCACCTTAATCTCTTTCTGAATGCCTGCGCTCATTTGCAGGAACATCCGCATCCACTTGACACCGCCAAGCCTTACATACTCGGCGTACTCTGATTGGGTGAGGCGCAGCGTGATGGCGCGTCCCAGCTCTGTCTTTTCTTTCATCATTCAACCTCAAAATTTAAAAGTACCCATACAAAGCAAAACAGCGTGATGATCATCACTGCCATGCCGAACAAAGCCATCATGAAGAATATCAGGGCTGTTTCCATAGCTTGGCCTCACTTGGTGGAGTCCAACCAAAGCGCCGCCAAGTGGCCTGCACATCGGTTGGCTTAGTAACTTTGGCGGGTGGGTATGCAGGCACATAGATTGATGCGACCTTGAGTGGTGTCCATACTGGCTTATTCATTTCTGCACCGCCAGCAGGTCCATCTCCGCGTCTTTAAGGCGGTCCTTGATGCACTTCATTTCGTAGTCGAGCTGGTCTAGCTGGCGCTGCATACGCTCGCGTGTGAATCTCTCAGCGTGCGCCCATCCAATGATGGCGCCACAGTGAACTGCTTTGTTGATGAGCTGCACGATCTCGGCGCGAGTCATCACGCCAATGGCAGTCTCTTTGGGGGGTGAGAGGCGCAGTACCTCGGCGTCTATTTCGTCTTGCATCTTCTTAGACATGGATGTCTCCTTGGGGTTGAGGGGTTGACCAAGCCTGCACAAGCAGAGTGGCGTTATAGGGGATGGGCGTCACAGTGGACACGAATAAGCCTTTGCCGCGCTGTTTGCGACCCCATGCGTCTACGGCATTGGCGTTCTTTAAGTCACCGCGCTTGACGGCAGCGTAGACCTTGACGCGCTCAAAGCCGCCATCCTCCAGCTCGGCCATGCTGCGCGGTTCTTGGCAGAAGTCTTGGAGATCGGTCATGATGACCACCATGCGGCGAGTAACAGGGCAAAGCCAACGCCGATGGCGATGGCGGTGAGGAAGTCAAGGGCAGAGTCAGCGCGGCGCTCTAAGCGCCTTGCTTGCTCTTCCATGTAGGGGTGCTGGGTGTGGTTCATTTAGATGTCTCCTTTTATTTGGCTTGAGGTAAAGAATCAAAGAAAATTGATGGGACTTCATTTTTATCGGCTAGAACATAGTGATGCTCACCATTACGAAATATTTCTTTTTTGTATTCAATCACCTGACCAATTTGAATCTCTTGCTTATACGGCGAAAGAATTGCAGGAACGCTACTTACACAAATTGCCTTTTTCATTTTGTATCTCCTTAGGGTTGCGTTGTTGATGGGTGAATCATATCAGAGATGACGAACTCATCAACAACTATTTATTAAACCATACAAACTAGTCAACTATTACTGTTGTAAACTCAGCAACGGCGGTGTTTTCAAGGTCACCGCCAGTTGCCTTTTAGGGGGTCAGCGTGAGTTGATCCCCTTTTTTTCTCTTACACTTGACCATCTTCACAAAACATGGTTAACATACTCCACATGAAAACGATTTCACAAGAAGCACTCCACGCCATAAGGCACAAAGTCGAATGCGCCGGCTACAAGATGTCTGATGTCTGCCGCGTTGCGGAGATCGATCAGGCGCAAGTATCCCGCTGGATGAGTGGGACCACAGAGCCACTATACGGCAGCGTGATGCGTTTAGACCAAGCTGCTGACGCGCTGGTATCAGCTCGCCTGACAGTCCTAAACAAAGCCATGGAGGACGCCGTCAAATGATGACCACCAACTTCAAACCGCGCAGGATTATTGGCATTGACGTTGGGCTGAACGGCGCTATCGCCATGATGCAGGGCGAGACTCTTACAGGCATTTTCGATATGCCCACAGTCTCGCTGATACGCAATGGCAAAGCCAAGCGACAGATCAGCATTCCCGAGTTGATCACCATCCTCAATGACTTCAAGCCCGATGAGGCGTACATCGAAAAGGTCTTTGCAATGAGTGGCCAGGGCGTCACCAGCGTTTTTTCGTTCGGGCGCAGCCTTGGCGCGATTGAGGGTGTGATCGCCGCAAGATCCATCAAGTCCACCTTGGTCACGCCACAAGTTTGGCAAAAGGCGATGGGCGTGACTGGTGGTAAGGATGGCGCAAGGGCGCGTGCCATGGAGCTGTTTCCATGGGATGTGGACTACTTTAAGCGTAAGAAAGATGATGGCCGAGCAGATGCGGCTCTCATTGCTTGTTGGGGACTGCGCCATGGTTGATCCATTCAAGATCACCGAGCCAACTTGTATCAGTTTCTCAGGCGGCAGGACTTCAGCTTATATGCTGTGGCGTGTACTGCAAGCGCATGGCGGTAAATTGCCTCAAGAAGCGGTTGTTTGTTTTGCTAACACTGGCAAGGAAGATGAGGCGACATTGCAGTTTGTGCAAGACTGCTCTACTCATTGGAATGTTGAGATTCATTGGATTGAATACCGATATGACGATATTGGTTTTATTAAGGTTGACTTTGAAACCGCCTCTAGAAATGGCGAACCCTTTGAGGAACTTATACGCAAGGTGCAATTCTTGCCAAACTCAGCTATGAGAATATGCACTACCCACTTGAAGATTAGACCTTTTCGCAAGTATTTAGATAGCATTGGAGTGCATCGCCCAGTGCAATTCGTTGGGATTAGAGCAGATGAGATGCGAAGAGTTGTAAAAATTAGAGCAAATCCAGAGGCAGAAGGAATGGAAAGACATCTACCTCTTGCATCTGCTGGCGTTGATGTACACGCAATTAATGAGTTTTGGAATAAGCAAGATTTCAACTTAAACCTGACAACCTTTAATGGAAAAACTTTGGCGGGTAATTGTGATTTATGTTTTTTAAAGCCAGCATCTCAAATACTTAGTCTGATCAAAGAAAAGCCTGAACGTGCAATTTGGTGGGCAAAAATGGAAAGTTTAGACTTGGAGAAAAGTGTCAATGGCAACAAACAATTTTCAAAAGATCGCCCATCCTACGCACAAATGCTTAAATTTTCAAAGGAACAACTTGATATGTTTGACCCCAATGAAGAAGCAATAGCCTGTTTTTGTGGAGATTGACATGGATGACAAAGAACGAAACACATTGAGAGAACACATTGTTTGGCTCGGCTCGCAGCTTGAGTATCAGCGCCAAATCAACAAGGCAAACACCGAATTCCTAAAACGGCTGGTGCATCCCGAGGACTTGGGATTCTCTGTCAGCAACGAGGTGCGCCAAATTGCTTACTCATTACTGATCAACAACCAAATAGAAAAATGAAAAACCAACCTTTGAAACTCAGGCCGTCATCCGCATCACGCTGGATCGCCTGCCCAGCCAGCGCCAGATTGTCAACGCTTGTGCCATATCAGGAAAGTGGCGAAGCAGCCAAGATCGGCACAGCCATTCACGCGCTGGCCGAGACTTGCTTTCAGCTCGACACCGACCCTATGAAGTTTGTAGGCCAAGTGGTGGAGGGCATCACCATGACCGAGGAAAACTGCAGTTTTGCCTTGGAACACTTGCAGGCGATATGGGCAATTCAAGATGAGCTTGGTCACGTTAAGGTGGAGCAGCTCTTCAAGCTCTACCAAACGCCACAGTTCTCGCTACAAGGCACTGCTGACGTTGTTGGCAGATCTGTGGAGAAGCTAATCATTGCCGACCTTAAAACAGGCCGCGGCTACGTTGACGCTGACAGCGAGCAGATGAAGATCTACGCACTTGGTGCGTTGATGGACAACAACCACAAGCCAAGAGAAGTCGAGTTCCAGATCATCCAACCCCATCATGGTGAGAAGCGTATACACCGCATGAGCGTGGACGAGCTGGGCGTGTGGGAGACAGAGGTACTACTGCCTGCGATCAATGATGCAGTTAGTGACGCGCCGCGTTATGCCCCATCAGAGTCAGCCTGCCAATGGTGTCCAGCCAAGCACATATGCTCGGCACAGAAAGAGCA